GCGTTGGATGCGTTGGAACAAATGGCAAAGGAAGGATGGCTGCTACACGGTCCTGAAGGAATGGATGAGGCGCAGACAAAATGCATCCAATCTTTGGAAGCCCTACGCGCTCGACTCGCGCAGCCAGAGCAGGAGCCGGTGGCACAAGTAGATTACAACGAGCGAGGAAATATTTGCTGGTTGTTTGGCAAGCAAGTTCCTGACAAAACATTGCTCTACACCGCCCCACCACAGAGCGAATGGCAAAACGCTGCATTACGACTAGGTGAGGAACTCTCTACTGTTGGCCCAGACGGGTACTACAACATGTCTGCGTCCGAGTGGTTGGATTGGGCAATGAAGCACATCACGCCAGCAAGAATAGAGCAGGAGCCGGTGGCGTGGTTCATTGAAGGAACGTATGCAGATGGAACCCCATCATTTGCACAAGTCTGCGAGACAGACCCTGAGTTCTACGTCCCGCTCTACGCCGCCCCACCACAGCGCGAATGGAAGGGGCTGACGGTAGATGAATTTTATGATTTAGATGATGTTGGTCGAAAAATGATTTTGGAATACGGACGGTTGGTCGAAGCCAAGCTGAAAGAGAAAAATGCAGCTTAGGCCCTACCAAGAAGACGCGCGCGATTTCCTCTACGAACACGATCGCGCGTTGGTGTTGGCACCTGTTGGCGCCGGCAAGACCGCGATCACGTTGACCGCGATGGAAGACTTCATCGTCGACGGTGTAGCGCAGCGTTTTCTTGTTTTAGCACCCAAGCGCGTTTGCACCAGCGTCTGGCCGGTGGAGGGTCCGAAGTGGTCGCTCTACTTAAACGTCGGTGTTGCGGTCGGCACGTCTAAGCAGCGGCAAGAGGTTCTCGAGGACACCAGCTACAACGTCGTCGTGATCAATTACGACAACATCCAGTGGTTGATCGGGCAAGACCTGTCGAGCTTCGATGCAATCGTGTTCGATGAGCTGACCAAGCTCAAGAACCCCTCGGGCAAACGCTTCAAGGCATTGCAGCGAATCATCGATCAGTTCCCAGTGCGCTGGGGCCTGACCGGGTCGTTTACCAGCAACGGCCTCGAGGACGTCTTCGGTCAGTGCAAGATCGTCGACGAGAAGCTGTTAGGCCGTGCGAAGGGCGCCTTCTTGCAACAGTACTTCGTCTGCATCAACCGCGACTTCGGCGAGTGGATGCCGCGCAAAGGCGCGCTGGAGCAAGTCATGCAGCGCATCAAGCCAACGACGTATCTGCTCGAGCCTGGCGTCTACCGCGACAAACTGCCGCCTTGCCACATTGTCGAGATGCGCTGCCAAATCGACGATCGCAAACCCTACGAGACGATGAAGCGCGACTTCGTGGTCGAGTTCCCCAACGCGCAGGCGGTTGCGGCCAACGCGGCCGTGGTGACGGGCAAACTGCAACAGATGGCCGCTGGGTTCGTTTACGATACGAGCAAACTCGCTAGTCTGACACCGGGCAAGTTCCATGTCAGCCGCACCGCCGTCTGGTACAGCAGCCACAAGTTCGACTTATTGGATGACCTTTTGGAGGAAAACCAACATGCCAATACGCTTCTGGTCTATCAGTTTGAGGAGGAACTTGCGGAGATTAAGCGTCGCTATCCGCAAGTTCAGACGCTGGATAGCGTGGACGCGGTGGAACGCTGGAATAAGGGGTTGGTCGAACTTCTGGCCGTTCACCCGAAGAGCGCCGGTCATGGGCTCAACCTCCAGCATGGAGGACACCATTTGGTTTTTGTCTCGCTACCGTGGAGCTTGGAGCTGTACGAGCAGACCATCGGACGTTTGCATCGTTCCGGGCAACTGCACGACGTATGGGTGTATGTACTCTTGGCGGACAAAACCGTCGATGAAACGATCTGGGGCGCGTTGCACGACAAACGCGCCATCTCCGATATCGCAATGGAGGCATTGAAATGAAACGTCTTGATTATTGGAAAGCGCAGCACAAGCTAGCAAAAGTCGAGTATCGACAGCGATTTAAAGAGTACGGTCAAGCCGCCCGAGCATTGTTAAGGGCAAGTCAAAAACTAGAGAGAACAGAGGTAAAAATTGACAAAGAAATCACTAAGTTGGCGCGCTCTTAACGACCGCCTGCACGCAATGTCTGAGGATGAAGTATTTGCCATGCTGACCTATGAATCCTTGAACGACCGCCGCAGCTCGATTCTGCAGCGCCTGCATCAGCGGTACTGCGCCCTACGCGACGCCAGGGAGCGGGTAGAGATCATGGCAAAGGCGGTGCGCCCATGAACTGCTTAGTGTGCGGCGAACGCACTTACGTTGTGAACGTGATCAAGATGGCCGGCGGCCTGCGACGACAGCGCAAGTGCAAGTCTTGTAACGCCGGAGCGTACAGCGCCGAGGTGTGGCTGAGAGCAACCGCTAATGGGGCGGAACCTGTTTATACTAAAGAAGAGGCAGCGTTAATAAAAAAGAAAGAGGTTGATGCTCGCCGCGCAAATGAAGATAGGAGGAACAAAGATGCTTCGTGATGGTTATTTCATTAAGGAAGACCCACCCAAGATCGGCGCGTTTTACACGCCCCAGTTCTATCAAAAACCTTCGACGCCAGAAGAGCGGTTCGTGCAGGACGTCATGCTGGGCATCATGCCGTACAAAGAGTCGTCGCTGACCAAACTGCTTGGGAGACTGCTACGGATATGAAAGACCTAGTGGTGGTTTATTACGCGGCCATCGCGGCGGCGACGTTCGTCTTCTTGGCCATCGGTCTGCCCGAGCCCAAGGGGCCGTCGCCGCTCGAATGCACAACTAAAGAAACGACGATCTGGACAACGACGCGCGAGCGCGTCATTTGTCAGCAGTTGCGGCGCCGCCTAGTTTGACCCGGACGGCTTCGTACTGGGCGTAGCACTGCTTGAGGGCGATTCTGAGGTCGTCGGCTTCTCGGGCGAGCCCAACAAGAAATTCCCCATCCGATCGGTAAAGCTCTTTTCCGGTACAACCGCTTGGTCCAGTGCTGGCGGGACTGGGCACGGTACCGGAAGGGGCGGCGGGGCGCTCCGGCCGGTTGCGCAGGCTGTTAGCAAGAACGGTATTCCTAGCAGCAAGCTCGCGTGTCTCACGATCCTTCTCCTGTCGTATTTGGTCGGCGTCCGCCTGGAGCGCCTGCTGTTTCTCGATCGATTCCCGTAGCGCCTTGGCGTGCGCCTCCTGCTGCTTGATGCGCTCGGCGTCCCACTCGGCCTGCACGGTCGCTTTGCCGTCGCCGTGGCCCTTGTAGTACCCTGCGCCGCCTGCTGCGCCGACGGCCAGCACGGCGGCCAGTATTAGCCAGGGGTTCATTTCGGTGGGACCTTGGTGCCTTCGAGCTTCTTATGCACCTTGATGGTCTTGCAGACTTCCATGTCCTTACCCTTGATCTTTTCAGTGCGGCAGACCTTCTTCATCTCACCGCCGGCAAACGCCACCATAGGCACAAACGCAATAAGTGCAACGAGTTTCTTCATGACAATCTCCTATTCAATCTCGGGTTGAGGGGCGGGAGGCGGCGCTGCTTTGCCGCCGAAACCGGTCACAACAGGCGCTGCAGCGAGCTGCGGTTCCATCCGCACTGGCGCATGCGTGGGCGCCGGCGTCTTGGGTGCTGGCGGTGTCGGCTTGTCTTCGCGCTCGGCTGCGGTCGAGAGTCCTGGCGGCGTGAACTGTGGCAGCGCATCCTTACCCTTGACGGCAAGGAGAGTTGCAAGACTTCCCAATACGTACTTGCTCATATCGCTCAGAATGAGGAAAAACTGCTTGTCCGCCGGCGCCATGAAATACGGCTGCGTCACAAAGACGACCGAATACAGACTGATCCCCACCATCATTAAGACGGTAAAGCAAAAGGTCAGGGCGATGCAGAACTTAATTACCGCATCGTGCTGCTCCTGCGTCAGGGCAAGGAACTGGCTGATTAACTTTAGCGGGTTCATCGGCTTTCATATCCTCTGGTTTGAGTAACTGTTCAGGACAGGTTCCAGTTGTGCTGCAGTACGGCTTTTTACACTCTTTCTTTTCCCAGTTATCGGGATCCTGACAAGGATAGCGATATTGGTCGCAACCGACTAGCCAGATTGCGCCGACGACACTAAGCGCCAAAAATATGAAGCGCGTGTTCATAGTGTTTTTTCCTATCTTCGAGTCCGATCGTGCCGCCGTTGATGCGTTTGGTCATGCCAAGAATATCGCCGGCGTCCGCAAACTTGTTCAGGTTGTTGGTTTCCCAGAACCAGCAGGCGCTCTGCGCTGCGCCCTCGAACGTGCCTAAGTATTCCGGCACGTCGTCGATGCTCATCTCCAAGGAGTCAGCAAAAGCTTGATAGTTTGATCGTCCAGTAAGCTGAATAAGCCCACGGCCGCGAAAACGATACCCGTCCCCGCTAGACTCATCGCCGTTGCCCATGCGGTTAGCGTAAATGCGGTTCGCAATGGCCTCTTGTTTGTTAGGCCGCGCGCAATACTGATTAGCTGTGACATCGTCGGGGAAATATTTTGCGAATAAGCGCCGCAGCGCCTGGGGTTTGTAGTTAAGGTTTTCGACGATGCTAGAGAATCCACCCGACTCATGCGCGCACTGAGCCAAGAACGCCGCCATGCGCTTCGGGGTGTTGATGTCGTAATCGGGGAAGAGTTGCGCAAGCGCGCGGTGCCAGTACTCGACGTACTTGTTCTGCGGAATAATTTGACGTAGCTGGGCTTCTGTAATCATCGGCCATACATCCTTTCTTCCAGTATTTCACGCCTTAATTGTTTCATCTTCTTGACTTCATGCATCGCGGCTTGCGTTACTACGTGCGCATCCCACAGCATAAAACCAACGATGGGCATGACGATGAAGAACGTCAACAGCACGGCCATGACGGTAACTAATAGACCCCAAGGGATGTCCTCATCATCGCGCTTCTTGTTGTCAGCCACATTAGACCCGTTGCCCACGCTATTACGAAAACGACTGCTGAAATCCACACTATTTTGGCCCTGATTTCCGCTATTCTTTTTCTGCGTCGCCATCTCGCCATCTGTATCTGTTTAAGCTCTTCTGCGTGCGCTACCTCTTGCTCGGCGACGATGGTCTGCCACATGCTTTCGAACTTGCTCCAAAGTGAGCCCAATTCTGGCGGCGCTCGGTACACCATCGTTTCGCGTATTTCCGCCAGCATAGCGTCTAGTCGCGTGGTGATAATGATCCGACGCAATGCGCGGCGGCCGATACTTTCCTCTCCCTTGTAAACTTTTTTACTAGACATCTGTTCTTCTAGCAGCGCCTTACTCAGCGCGTCATAACTGTCCATCAACACGCCCAACTGGTCGCCGATCTCGGTGTAGACGTCGTTCGGATCGGCCTTGGCGATTTCTTGGACGCGCTGCACTTCGGCGTTGTACTTCTGCTTCTGCTCGACGGTCGGGTTGCCGCCCGTTACTTTATCGAATTGCTCTCGCAAATCCTTCAATACGTCTGCTACTTCGCCGCTTGCGCCCTTGATGTCCTTATAGAGCTGGCAGCCCTTCTTGACCGCTGCGACTGCGGCGTTAGCGGCAGCAAGAAGGGTTAGCGGGTCAATTTATTCCTCCAACTCAGGCATCGGCGCCATAGTGCCTTCAGTCACCGCACCGCGTACTGCGCCGCGCGTTGCGCCGGTGGTCAGGTCATTGATAGCGTCGTTGACCCACTCAATGCCGTACTTCTTGCCGATTTTCATAGCTTCGTTGATCTTAGTGGCGTCAAACTTCTGAATCTTGGGCGACACCGCCGCGAACACTTTGACCGCGTCAGAAGGGTTCAGTAGCAGCGCTTTCAGCTTCTCTTCCGTTGCCTTAGACGCAGCGTTCGCCCAGTACTTACTAAACAGCGAAGTCACCGCGTAAACAGGGCCAGATACTGGGTTGTAGATGCGCGAGATGATTTGCTCTGGCGGCACGCCGGTCAACTCTTCGATCGGTGTACGCGGCACAGTTTCGCCACGGAAGGATACCTGCGTCGGGTCTTTGGATAGCCGCTCGGCAGCCACCGCGAAGTCGGCCACCTTCTGCGCATACGTCGGGCCGAACACGCGGTTGAACACGGCTGCGCGGTTACGGTCGTTCAGCATACCGACCGGGTCAGCCGCGCGCACGATGTCGTCCAACATGTAAGACCGCACGGCGTTCACGATGTCTTTGTTAGCGCCGTACTGGTTCAACAGTTTGTTAGTGAAGCTGCGGTCGCTATACATGCGCGACACCAGCTCTGCCGGGTTAGAGAAGCCGCGGTCACGGATGAGCTGCTCACCGGCTACACGACGGAAGTTGGCCTCAAGCGCCGCCTTTTGGCCAAACAGACGCTGGACGTCGTTCACTGTGCCGCGCAGCTCATCTTCCAAACCTGGGATGAGCGCCATCGCGCTGCGATTCTTAGCCAGCCACTTGTTGGCCGCTTTAGGATCGATGACGTCGTTCTTTAGCGCCGCGCGGCTGAAGCTGTCGTAAAACGCGTCTCTAGCAACGCGCACGCCGTCTTCGCCTGTCGCGCGGATAAAATCGTCCACGTTAGACTTGTTGCCAATGATGGCCGGCGCGATCTGTTCGACAAACTTCTTGCGATCGACGTTCTTTAGCGTCTCGCTGCTAAACGGCAGCCCGACCTTTTCCAGATAGGTTCTATCAGCGTTGCGATACGCTGCCACAAACTCTGGGTCCAGGCTGTCAATGTGGCCTGATACGCGTGTCTTCAACTCAGTCAACAGACGAATATCGGCAGGGTCGTTCGCCTTGCGCAGTTGCTTGTTGATCTCGCGCTTGAGCGAATCCAAATCCTCTACCGTCGCTTCGGCAAACTTGACGCCCGCTGGCGTCGCCGGTACGCCTTCTGCGGTCAGAATAGCGCTTGGCTCGGTTTCCGTCGGACGGAAACGTGTGCGCACTTTGTTGTAAATGCCAGGGAAGGTTTTGAAGATATCCGACGCCTGCGTACCTGCGACGAAGTTGTAAATGTCGTCAACCGATCCAGCAGGAAGTGTCACGCCTTTGGTCTTGGCGACGTTAAACGCTTCGGTGTAAAGCGGCCGCACTTCAGCGATGGCTTTTGCTTCTTTATCGGCCACCAGCTTTTCAATGCGCGCGCCAAATGCATTAGGGTCGATTACCGGCGCGCTGTACGCGTCGGCGATCTGCTGATCCAGCGAGCGCACCTGACGCTGCACGGACTTTTCTGTTGCGCCGCTGATCAGCGCAATCTCTTCCGGCTTGATCGACGACAGGTCGACCTTCGACGGATCACCAAACAAACGAATCTGATTGGCGCGCAGATCAGTCTTGGCACGGGCAAACTGTTCGCCGTACTTCGCCTTAAATACCGGATCGCGCGACGACAGGTTCTCGATGAAACTGATGATGACCGGGTTGTCAGCCATTAGCGCGCTGATCGGCATCTGCACACGCGGGCTGCCAGGCGCTTTCAAGGACACGCCCTCTTGCGCTTTGACGGCTTGCTGCAAAGTGGTCAAGAAATTCGGATCAGCAGCGCCGGCCGCGATAAAGATATTGTTAATACGGCTGTCGACATCCCGCAGCAATTCATTCTCTGGCTGCACGCCGCGCAGTTTATCGACAACCTCTTTTGCTTTATCAAAACCTTTACCAACCAACGGACCGGTTTTTAGCGTCGTGCCAGCAACGTAACCAGTGCCAGCGCCGCCTAACAGCGAACCAACAACGCGGCCTGGCGTACCACCAACCTGTTCGCCCGCTGTACCGCCAACTTCAGCGCCGGTGCCGATAACAAACTGTTCTGTTGGACGGGCGACAACTTGCGCCGCCGGCCCCATGCGGCGTATGCCTGCCAACGGCGGAAACAGATACGACGCAGGGTCTACCGCTGCTTCAATACCTGTGGCCAGTACGCGCTCACCAAACGTCTGCGGTAAAGCGCCTGTCATCGGCGTACCTAACGATTCAAACAATCGCGCAGCAGGCTCTGTAACGGCAGCTTGCCCACGCCTAAACGACTCGCCTGCCGTCGCCGCAGGTTTTTGCGCCGGCAGTCCAGCAGCGCGCGCGCCCAGCTCATACGGATTGATACCGAGTTGGGTCATGTAGTCAGAAATCATCTGGCTAACACCTGTTACCGCACCCAACGTGCCGGTCACCCCGCGCTTCGCCGCCTCGGCGCGGTAATCGCCCGTAGGCGCTGGCGCTGGCGCAGCCATACTGTTGGCAAGCTCTTCTAGCTCATCATCAGTAAGCGGTTGGTCAGTACGAAAAGACTTCCCGTCGATTGTGTACGTAGGCATCTTAATCCTCGGTAATGGTTACCGTTTTACCGCTCTTCAATGTTCTGGTCGTGGTTTTACCGCCGCCACCCGTACCGCCGGCAGCGCCGCGCGGCTCGAACTCAGGGAAGTTAAAGATGAGCTTCGTGTCATCCTCTGTGAACCCCGCCCGCGTTGCTATCTTTTTCTGGTTAGAAATCTCTTCTTGGGCTTTCTTTGCTGCTACCGTGCGAATCGCTTTCAGAGTGCTGAGTAGTTTCCTTTGTGTGTCGGCAGTCGGTGTCGACGTAAACAAAGTCGACAGATAATCCGCTGTTCCGCCAATCAGGGAAGGGTCTGCGCCGGCCGCTTTCAATTCTTTCTGACTCAAGTCGCCCGCGCCAGAAATAGCCCGCGCAAACTGCGTCTGCGCTGCACGGAACGATGCAAAGTTACTAGTCTTAATCGAATCCATTATGTTAGTGATAGCCGAATCAGCTGCGGTAACTGTTTTACGGAACGGATCAATGGTGCCGATAACCTTCTCACGGAACGCGGGGATATCTTTAGCGCCTTCTTTGGTCTGCCCTGGTAGAACAAGTTTAGTTGCACCCTTCTCAACCCTTGTACCTTGACGGTCTTCAACCAGTTTATTAACGGCGGCCTTTTGAGTTTGAGTCAAGCTGCCGAAATTCGCGTTGTATAACTCCTGCGCAGCAGCTTCTCTATCCGTGCCGTACGAAACCTCTTTTTCAGGCTTTTGCTCTTCAAGCCGAATTGCATCGTTTACTGACTTTCGTTCGGCGGGGGTTAATCCTGAGTAGGGTTTATCAAATAACTCAAACGATTTAGTCTCTACTTTCTCGCCAAACTTTGGTGTGCCGTCCGCCTGCGGTAGCCCTGCTAACGTGTCGTCAATCAAGCGCAGCGCTTCTGCGCGGTCTGGCGCATCGGCAGGCAAGGCTTCTACCGCGCGGCGTTGTTGTAACAACTGAGCGCGAGCGTTCGCAATCCGAAGTTTTTCTGGTTCGGACGCCGCAGCGCCCGCACGCGTACGCTGCTGTTGCAACGCTAGTTCGCTCTGCGCCTTGCGCGCGTAGTCGGCCAACGTCAGCGCACCTTGTTGGTCGCCCACCTCGGCGAGCTGTTGCGCGGCGTTTAGGATCGACTCAGGGTTCGACGGGTCGACACCTTGCATGACGGATTGGCGCGCGCTAATGATCTTTAGTTGCGGGTCTTCGCCGCCAAGCATCCTGCCTAATGTAGCGCCCAATCGACGGCCGCCTAAGTTCGCGCCGTACTCAATGCGCTGATAGGGGTCGAGATTAGCGTACTGCGCTGCCTGCTGTTGCAACAATGCATCTTGCTGCTGTTGGTACAGCTCTGGCGATGCAAACAGACCTAAGATTTCGCTTGCCATTGTCGGCTCCTAATGAATTAACTTACGGCCCCATGTAGCCAGGGTCAAGATACCCGGCTTGACTGGCTGACCATTGGCCTAAGTTGTACTGATCTGTCGGCGTTAACCTACGGCCGCTAAATAAATTACCTAGCCCAGACAACAATTGTTGATCAGACCCAAGACCTTGTATAAACGACGCTGTTGGGTTCAGCATGTTTGCGGGCAACCTAGTGTTTGCAGCATTTATCCCGCCGCCATATAGGAACTGACCAACATTGCCGCCTGCGGTCGCCGAGCGGTTGCCCAACTGCGCGCTGATATCGAGCGGTTGCTGGCCTAAACTCTCTAGCGTGGATATGCCGCCCAACGTCGTCATGAACGGCGACAACGCGCCGGTGACGCCTGACTCATACTGACCAAGCAGACCAGCGCCGGTGTTGAACAGGCTGGTGCCGAAAGCGTACTGCTCTTGACCCCGCTTCTGCGCTTCTGCCGACAATGCCGCGTCCTGTTGCGCCAACGCGTTGTAGTACGCTTCCATTTCAGGGTTAGCTGCAGCCAAACCCGCGCCGCCGCCAGGGCGCTCGCCTGTTGCACCGATCGACAGACCCGTACGGCCGGTGTTAAAAAGATTAGTGCGCAAACCTGCCAACTGACGCTCCCGCGTCGGCGCTAACAAGTCCATCTGGCCTGCCATATATTTCTCGGCGACTTGTTGCGGCGATTCAGCTAAGTACTGTTGCCCCAAACCCATTAAAGAGGTGCCAGCACCACGTAAGGGGTCGTATAACGTGCCTGCCTGTTCAGCCTCGCTCAACCGTTGCCCCGTCAGCGCCTCTAGTCGTCGCTGATAGTCTTCTAGCATTGGCGAGCGTACATAGCCTGCGCTAGTCAGACGACCTTTGTCATCAAAACCGAATGTACTGCCGCCAAAACGTGTTGTTATACCGACCGGCCTAAAGCGCGCCTCTTCAGCAGCAAGTCGAGCCGCTTCAAGTTGCGCTTCTGAACTCATACTGGCCGCATCCCGAGCGGCGTTCGCTTGCATGGAGCTGCCTATAAGCGACGCCCCCGCAGCTAAAAGTGCAGGTATCATTCTATTTCTCCTGTTGCAAAGATACGCAAGATTTGCGGTTTAACTCATACCAATCTTCTTTGCTCATAATTTTGGCAAAAAACACTCTATACCCTTCATCTACATTGCAGACAATCGGCCTTGTTTCGTAGATGCCGCACAAATTGTCTTTGGTCAAATGCACGCAATTCACTTTCTTGCAGCATAGCCCGCACTGCTCACACTCAAACGCTGCCACGCGTTACCGCGCTTCCAACGCTTCAATCCGTGCAACCGCTTCTTGCAGCGCGGCGACCAACAGCGGCACTAACTTCGCCTGGTCAATCGCCTGCGGCTTAATCGACCCATCCGCCTTCACGGCGTCTTTCTCACCAACGATGGCCTCAGGCACGACAGGCGACACCTCATGCGCCAAGAAACCATCAACGGCCGGCGCGTCAGGCGTCGCAATCCACTTGAATCGATACGGCGACAACTCTTTAAGCCGCGTGATCGCGTTCGCCAAAGGCACGACGTCCGTCTTGAGACGATAGTCGGATGACGTGTTGTACGACGTTGATGAGCCGCTAGTAGTGATCGAACCGACATCAGTCAGCGTACCAGTGACCGCAGATGTACTGGATTTCTGGAACAGTACCAGTTGCGTGATGCCAGAACCAACGACGTTAGCTTGTGCATAACCACTGGAGTTATTATTGAAGAACACAGCGCCAGGGTTGGTCGAGTTCTGTTGGCAATACAGATTCCATCCAGCAGCAGGGTTAGTGGCGCCAACCCCGATCGTGCCGGTAAACGTCTTCTCGCCCGACACTGTTTGCGCGGTGTCCGTCGTTTGTGCAGTAGAGGGTAGGCGGCTTGCGTTTAGTGTGCCGCTGGAAATATTACTCGCGTTAAGTGACGTCAATGATGCGCCAGAGCCCGAGAAGCCTGTCGCGGTAATCGTACCGGAAGAAATAGTGACCGCAGAGTTGTTCGCAAGCAGCGTACCGTCAGTATTGCCAAACGTAGCAATCGCACCGTTAGTAGAGCTGGCCGGGCCAACGACGTTGCCCGCGCCAGACGCGGAACTGTCTGCTTTGGTAGCAATCGCGATCGCGATGTTGTTGAACTCGGTGTCAATTTCGGTACCCTTGACGATCTTAGCTGGGTTGCCCGAAGACAGCGCGTCCTTGGCCGCAAAGTCAGTTGATTTGGTGTAATTGCTCACGTTAAACTCCTTAACTTACGCGGCCGTTCTTGGCCTGAATTTCAATCTTTTGAATAGACAACGGGTACCCATTAACGTCGGCTTCGTACCCTGTCTGCACAATCTTGCCTGACCCGCTGCCTTGGCCGTATAAGGTTTGAAGCGCTACCCCACCGGCGTACTCAGCAATGTTGTACTCGGCGATGCCGTACTCGTACACATTCTGCGCAGGGATTTGCACGTTCTGCGACAGATAGTTCTCACTGAAGTCAAAACCCCACTTCAGTGTGAGAAATTGATTCGACCCGCCGATGACGACCACGCTGATTCGTTTCAAAATCGACGTGATGTTTGGGTCACCTAGATCGGCGTGGTTTGTGTAATACGAAAATCGGTAAGTATTCGTGTCATCCAAATAGCCATCGTATTCGCCAATGTAGCCAATCTGACCTAGCAGCAATGTGCCGTCGCGTTTAGACAATAATGCTGTTGGTTCAATGTGATCCCACTCGGTGGCACGCAGCGATCCATCCGGTAGCGGCGCGCGGGTGTCGAATACAAACGCGCGGCCAGAAGTCTGAAACGTGACTACATAGAATGCATTAATCTCGGAGTAAACCGCCTTAATGCCGCTTGGCACTTCGCCCAGCGCTACCGCCATCAAATCACTTCGGACGTTTTTGCTCAAGTCATTAAACGGCGCGGACTTTTCTTGAATCGTTCTGGAGATAGACCGCACGCCGCTATTGGACAAGAACACCACGTCGGTATTGGTGTTCTGGATCGAGTCGCGCGCGATGCAACCGATACCGCCCACCGTGTCGTATAGCGACATCGTCGATGGTGAGTTAGCACCTTGGTAGACCAATATCTGGCGCTTACCAAAGATAAACAGGAAGTTGTTATGCGCAGCGAGTCCTGTAATTTCATCCGGCCCATTCGGCCAGACCGTGTTCACGTTCAAGCTGCCTGCTGTGCCAGTACTCCAGATGTGGCCCGACAACAGGTCAGAGAAATACACCGTCGACTTGTTAGTCGCGGTGTTGGCCGCCCATAAACGCCCGTAAGCCGAGATGCAAATGTCGGCAACCTGCACTGTCGATACGTAACCGGTCTTTTCACTAACGCGGCGATATGTCGTCGTGCTGACGGCCGGGTCGTAAATCAGTGGGTCGTGGCCGATCTGGAAAAAATAGGTAATGCCGCTCAACGACGCGCAATGCCAATTGTTCGCGGTAATCGTTGGTGCGGTGCCCCCGCCACCGTAGGTCAATTCGGTGACCGCGTTGGAAGTGCCCAGCTTGAATATCTTGTTGTTGCCGGCAAACAGCACGGTCAACGTGCCATCTGTCTGCACCAGCTCATGAATGACGCCGACTGCGTTCGCGCCCAAGTTACCCGAGCTACTGTTTACCTTCGTCCACCCTTTACGCGCGCCGACACGACCGTACTGGTCGATGACACAATTCGTGGCCGTCAGCGCAAAACCCGACGCCAAGTCTAGCGGCGAATCTTGCGTATTCATGCCATAGAAACCTGGCGCTGAAATGCTGAAGGTGAGAATCGGCTGGCTCATGTCGGCACGAACTCCTGAAACTCAGGGTAACGCGACACTTCCAAGGCAATATAGTCCGACAGCATCGTGCGGTACAGCGCAAACGCTTCGGATGAACTCAGCCCACCATCTTCGCCACGCTCAACCAGCGCGCGGGCATACGCGCTCTGGATCACCAGCTCTGGTTTGACCAACAAGACGTCACTATCAATAGCTAAATCGTCTTGTGGAACAAAAACAAAGAACTTTAAGCTATATACGTTGTCAGGCCGTGGGTACAGCGTGACCTTAGTGTCGCCCGATGCGTCGACACCATCAAAAGCAAATTCAGTTGGTGAGCTGCTAGTGGGCGTCGAGAAGTTCTGCTTGCGCTGCATCTGCGAGTTGCTCAGATTGCGCATCACCACGTTGTCGGTCACATTAAGCGCGTCTTCGACGCGGAACTTCTGCCCCGCCCCCGTCATGCTGTATTCGTAAGTGCCGGCGACAGTTGTGATCGTGATGGTCTGCGCCAGCACGTTCCAAGAATAGGCGTCCTCTACTTGGCGCTTGGCGTCGTTCACCAGCCGGCCGATAAGCGAGGAGTAAGACGTCTGTGTCGACGTCTGGACGGAAGTTTCGCGCAGCCGCGCGAGGACTTCATTAATGATTTCGAGATAAGTCATTTTTTCTTCGCCTTATTCCTTGCGGAAATAGCTTTAGCTTTTGCCTTTGCATCAGCTTTAGATGAGGCGCCCCAGGCTTGAAGCGACAACAGCAGCCGGGTTGGCTCGCCGTCTTTACGCTCTGGGCCGGGCATGTTGCCCATCCTTGCGAGAAAAGAAGCTCGTCTCGGGTTGTCGCCGGATTTGACCGGCGCTTTCAGGGTTCCCCCTGTTTCTGCATTATAAGACGCTCGGCCTTTAGCATTCAAGCCGCCCTTGGGGTTTTGACCGGCTTTTCGCTGCCAAGCGGACGTTTTC